CAGATTACCGAGTACACAATTTAATTAATACACCATTTACTGCTTCATATAAAAGTACAGTGTCAATTTATGAAATGAGTGTTCTTACAAGATTAGATGCTGGCGATTTTAATATGTCAATGAATTTATCTTTAACTAAAGATGATGATCAAACATATCGATCATTTGTTACTAGTAGCACATTTAATCCATATATAACAACGATTGGTTTATATAATGATTTTGGACAATTATTAGCAATCGGAAAATTAGCACAACCTATACGTAAAAGATCTGATGTTGATATGAATTTTCTAATACGTTTAGATTTAGATAATAACATTGTATTTAAAGGATAATGATGATACGATTAAAACATTTATTACAAGAAATGACTGAATCAGATGTAGATCGTTGTTTAACAAAAATAAAAAACAAACAATTCAAATTGATAGGCGCAGGCGATAATGGCCGTGTATATGAAATCGATGGTGAAGATAAAGTATTTAAAATTACTAAAGAACAAGATGAATATGCGGTAGCACAGAAAATTGTTAATCGTTATACTGAATTTACTACATTTATTCCTGTATATTATGTTAATAATAAAGATATGTATATCATGGCTAATGCAAATCCATTAGATGGAAAAGATAAAGCCATGTTTAATCGTTTTATAGCAGATTATAACAACTATTCTCGTACTGAGGGTGGTGAAGTTTCTATATTTGATTTTATGGAAGTGACTGATAATATCGATGTTCAGCTTGATAATTTCTTAAATGCTTTGTATCTAGATGTAGAAAAATTAAATATTCCAGAATTTGATTTAGATTTAGATTTTAGAACAGATAATATCATGATGTGGAATGGTAAAATGGTCATGGTTGATTGGTGATACATATTTATATAAAATGGATACATGATGATAGATCAACTTATAAAAAAATATTTACAAGAGTACATACAAAAAAATAGCATTTCATTGATCAATGAAGTTATTCAAACAAACTCGAAATCAGGTTGGACAATTGAAATATTAGATTATAAATCTATAAAAAATCAACGTGCAAACAATAAAGCACAATCTGCAGGTGCACAATCCGGAATGATAATCATTGCAACAAAAGCAAGAAAAGCAAAAACAAATGATGGATTATTAGAAACTGATATTCGTGATTTATTAGAAGCAAATGATGTTAGATCTACCGGATATCCTTTTAATCCAGCAACACATTTATTTGTATTAATGCAAGTAAAAAATAAACCATATCGAAAAATTTGGAATCTTTGGGCAATTGATAAACGTACGTCTGGTATTAATGATACATCAAAAGAAATCAAAACGGCATTGCAAAAATCTAAATATTATACATCAACATCATTGAATATCGATCGTTTACAAGGTATTCCATTAATGAATTATGCACAAACTGAAAACTGGTTTAAATATTTAACAAAACAACATGCTGATTTAAAATTAAAAACAAAATTAAAATTGCCTAAATTAGAATCAATGAAAGATGACGTTAGTGTTGATTCTTCTAATATATCTTCTCAAATTGTTACAATAACGACTAACGAAAAAGATGCGAATCTACGTGATATAACATCTATAGATAATAAACTTATTACAACTATACCATATGCCGATAGCAACGGTTTTATAGGTAAAGCGGCTATGTCTGTTTCTGCAGATGGACAATCATTAACATTTGAGCCAATTGAAGGCGTTCAAAGCATTCAAGAAAAAATATCAGGCCGTACCGGAACGTTCGAAGGAACATTTAAAAATGGTGCACCTTCAGAAGGAGAAGCGATTTATGATGAAGGAATTAGTGATGATGATGTAATAGTATTCAATGGTAAACTAGATAGTACTATCGAAACTAAAATAACTGGAACGCAAACTTTTTCATTTAAATTTAAATCTGGCACTGCTGAATATAAAAATGGATTTCTTTATAAAGGCACATGGAAACAAGGTAAAGAATATAATAAAACAGCATTTGATACTGGTGAATTATATAATAAAGAAAATAAATTGGTCAGATCATATACAGATGGCGAATATAAACAAATACAATCTGATTTAGAATTACAACCAACGGAAACGGAAAATACGGAGACTATACCTGCAGTAATTACATATCCATTCGAATGGAATACCACGTCAGGTAAATGGACTATATATAACGAAGGAAATAAAGTTTATTATTTTAATAAGAAGTCTACGTGGACTTCTATAGATAAACAAGAATTTGAAAATAAAGTAGTCTCCGGAGAAACTATAACCTTTGTACCAATAGTCGATGAAGCAGAACAAACTAGACTAGACGGATTATTTAGTAAAACACATCGTGCTACAAACACAACACCAGTTAGGCCAACTAGTAAAAAGAAATATATCGTGATTAAAAATAATGTAACTGAAGTTAATTTATATACATTAGAAAACAATAAATTTAAATTTTATATTAAATTACCACCAGAACGTTCCGATAAAACTACGGGTAATAGATTAGTAGATACTAAACAATTACCTATACAAGGTGGTAATGATACTAGGTATAAAATGTATAATTTTAAATCGGGAGGGTCAAGTATATGGATCCCAGAACGTTTTGTTACTATAGTTGAAAGATGATAACATGAAACTAATAAATGAAGCGGGAAAATTAAAACTTCCATTAAATCGTTTAACTCCATTAGCAAAAAATTGTTTATATGATGTTATTGAACATTTTGGTGAAGATTCATTTAGCACTATAGGCGGATATAATTATCGAAACATTGCTGGATCTGATTCACTATCTGAGCATGCATATGGCAATGCTTTAGATATACATCCTAAAAATGGAGATAAATCAATTGGTGATCAACTACAAAAATATTTGTTAGATAATAGATCTAGATTACAAATAAGCACTATTATATGGAATCGTAAGATATGGAGTCCTCGTAAAAACTTTGCTGAGCGAACATATACTGGTCAAAATCCGCATACAGATCATGTACATGTTGACTTTATACGAGGCAATCAAGCAAACAATCCAGACGCGGCAATTAATGTTAATATGGAAATCAACACATACGTCAAAAATTTAATCTACGCATATTATAATATATCAACAAAAAATCCAGCTGGATACTTTAAACAATTCAGAAGTTGGAATCCATTAGCACCTGGAATTGGAGATAATGAAGAAGGAGCTGCAAATAAATTGATAGGTAGATTTTTAAAAATGTATGATCCAAAACTAGTTAACTATGAACAATTACCTACAATAACGATACAAAATAAAGATAACATACAAACATTACGACAAACAGTTGATAAATTAACAGATGCAATTTTAAATGGACGAAGTACTAATTTTATTGTACGATTCTATGTTTTAAATAAAAATACAGATCAATACGAGATCAAATCATTAAATTTTAAATGGGATTACTTATAAAAGTTATGGCAAAAAATCATTGGCATTCAGCAGGAAACGGAAAACGAGCTGAAGCATATAAATACGGTTATAAATCAGGATTAGAACTAACAGTTTCAGAACAAATAAAAAGTACTGAATATCCTTTGAATTACGAGACAGAAACACTAAATTATATAGTGCCCGAACGCAAAGCAAAATATACTCCGGACTTTGTTTTTGTTAAAAAAAATGGAAGCTTCATGTTTATAGAAACAAAAGGTAGATGGACTAGCGTTGATCGATTAAAAATGAAACATGTACTAGCATCAAATCCTGGAATTGATATACGAATGGTATTTCAAGCACCTACACAAAAAATATCAAAAGGTAGTCCAACTACATACGAAGCATATGCAAATAAGCTAGGTATAAATCACGTTGCAAAAAAATCTATACCTGAAGAATGGATGGCGGAATGTTTAAAAACAGACGAAAAGCCTATAGATGTTAAACGTTTCTTTGCATAAGGTTGGAATTACGAAATATTTTTAATATATTCATTGAAGATTAATGAAATTTATTTAATTAATAGATTGATTCATTTATTGAATCGATCGTTAAGCCAGGAATGTAATGTATGTGCTTAACATAATATATTATATATTAATAATATAATTAATTGGATTCCTTACAGAATTTTATTATATTATAATATGAAGAATCTTAAACTTCTGCAATTATTAGAATCAGTACTGGGTAAAGGTAAAACTACATCTGGCAATAATATTGCGTTCTTCTCTCCATTTACTTCACATTACAAGCCTAAATTAGAAATTGATATCAACACAAATCAAAATGGAGAAAATCCATGGCATTGTTGGATATCTGATAAAAAAGGTAGAACTATTTCTAGTTTGTTCAAACAAATGGGCTTGCCGAAAGAACGTTTTGAACAACTTGCTAAAATAATTGAATCATCTAAGTATAGAAATCATGATGATAAAAAAGACGTAACACAAACAATACAACTTCCATCAGAATACATTCCATTATGGAATAAAAAAACATCACCGGACTTTCGCAATGCAATTCATTATTTGACATCTCGTGGTGTTACTATATTTGATATTTTGAAATATCGTATTGGATATTGTGAATCTGGAGAATATTCCGGAAAGATTGTTATTCCAAGTTATGATTGTGATGGTCAACTAAATTATTTTGTTAGTAGAGCATTTTATAAAGCTGATAAATTCAAACATAAAAATCCTAAGATATCAAAAGATATCATTGGTTTTGATTTAACTATAAATTGGTCACAACCTATAGTTTTATGTGAAGGTGCATTTGATGCAATTGCAATTAAAAGAAATGCAATACCGTTATTCGGTAAAATTATTCAGCCAACACTTCAAAAGAAAATTATTGAAAAACGTGTACGAGACATTTATATTTGTCTAGATGCCGATGCATTACGTAATGCAATACAAATTGCAGAACGCTTCATGGCAGAAGGATTAAATGTATATTTCGTAGAATTGCAAGATGATGATGCATCTGAATTAGGATTTCAACAAATACGAGAAATATTAAATGAAACGGATGTATTAACATTCGAACGAGTTATGCAACTCAAAATGGATATGATATGGAAATAAAACAAATAGATTCACATATTACTAAAATTGATAAAATTTTTCATGTGTCGGATATACATATTCGAACATTGAAACGTCATCGTGAATATCGTGAAGTGTTTGAAAACATGCAAAAATATATTGCAACACAATCTACAGAAAATAGTATTGCAGTAGTTACTGGAGATATTGTTCATAGCAAATTAGATATGTCGCCAGAACTAGTACAAATGCTAGTTGATTTCTTCAATGGATTCAAAATACCTACAATTGTTATTTTAGGTAATCACGATATGAATTTAAATAATATGCATCGCATCGATGCTGTTAGTCCTATCTTAGATGTTATCAACAATAAAAATATTATCTTTATTAAAGACAATGGATTATTTGAATTCGGAGGTGCTGTTTGGAATCATATGGCTGTAGATAAGACACCTGCAGATTATATTAATGCACGAGACTTTGATGCTACATATAAAATTGCATTGCACCATGGTGCTGTAAATACTGCAAAAACAGATATTGGTTATCAAATATCAAACGAACATGTTACTACTGAATTATTTGCCGGCCATGACATTACATTGTTAGGAGATATTCATAAACCAGCACAATTTCTAGATACAGAAAAAACAATTGCATATCCGGGTTCATTGATTCAACAAAATCATGGCGAAGCATTAGACCATGGAATTTTAGTTTGGGATGTTGAACGTCGCACTGCTGATTTTGTACAAATCGAAAATGATTACGGTTATGTTACTATAGAAACTCAAGGACCTTCTATTGTTTCACATCCACATCGTATGCCGGATAAACCTAGAATTCGTATCAAATTTAATGAAACTAGTGCAGCAGATATGAAGCGGTTGATTGCAACTATTCGTAAAAAATATGATGTGCAAGACATTACAATACAACGAACAATTGGTTCTATAGATACTTCATCGACATCGAGCTTAGCTATTGGAAATGTACGAGATGTAGAATATCAAAATGTATTGCTTTCAGACTACATTGATTCAAACTTCCCTCAAGCAACTGCAGAAGAAATTGATGCAATTCGACACATTAATCGAACAATCAATTCTAAATTACCTGCAGTAGAATCAATACGACATACAACATGGCATCCAATTTCATTTGAATTTGACAACATGTTTTCATATGGCGAAGGCAATATCATTAATTTTGAAAATCTGTCCGATGTTTGTGGATTATTTGCTGCAAATACATCAGGTAAATCATCATTGTTAGATGCAATTACATATACTATATTTGATAAATGTAGCAAAACAGGCAAAGCAAATGAAGTTTTAAACAACAAAAAAACTACATTTAGAGGTGTTTTCAAATTTGAAATGAATGGCATTCAATATACAATTGAAAGATGTGGCACAAAGAAAAAAGAAAAACATGTTAAAGTAGATGTTGAATTTTATACTGATACAGAAAATTTAAATGGCGAAGAACGAAGTGATACAAACAAATCAATACGTCGTTATTTAGGTACGTATGATGATTTTATTTTAACTGCATTTTCACTTCAAGCAGATAACAATAACTTCATTGAAAAGTCTCAAAAAGAACGCAAAGACTTGTTATCACAGTTTTTAGACATTACAGTATTTGAACAACTTTATCAACTTGCTGCGGATGAAATTAAAGAAACTGCAGGTCGATTAAAAGATTATAAGAAAACGGATTTTGCTGAGCTTATTATCGATGCTGATGCAATCATTTCAAAAAATCAAAGCACAATACAGCAATTAGAACATGATGAGGATACACAACAAGACTCTAGAAATATGTCGCAAGAAAAAATTGTTTCATTAATTGAAACAAAATTACCAACTACATATGATGGTCCTAATATTAAAATTTTGCAACGTAACGAAACGGAATTAGAATCTTCTGTAGAAACATTGCAACAAGATATTGAATCGGCAGAATTAAAAATTGTCAATTTAAAACAAAATATTACCGATAAAAAAATACAACTTAAAACAATCAATGTTATTGAGTTACAAACAAATTTACAAACATTATCAACGTTAGAATCAGATCGAACTGAATTTAATCGAGATTGCAAATTACAACAAGGAATCGTAAATGCAAAACAAGAAAAAATTGAACACCTTGAATCACATGAATATGATCCAGAATGTAAATACTGTACATCTAATGTTTTCGTACAAAATGCAATCGAAGCCAAGAATACGATTGATCAAGATAGAGAAGTATTAGCAGATTTAACAGCAAAAATTACTGAACTTGATAATGCGTGTGATGCATTAGAAATTTATCGAATTCAAGAATCTAATTTTAATAAGTTAAAATCAGAAATTGAACAAGATCAAAACATATTGGAACGTTTAGAATTAAAACTTCAAATATTAGAAAGTGATTTACAAACAAAAGAATCTGAATTAGAAACAGTTATTGAACGACAAGAATCATTTCGTAAAAATGAAACAGCAATTACACACAATCAACATGTTGATATGTCAATTGACCAATGTAAAACACAAATCATATCATGTTCACAGCAAATCAAAATAATTCAAGATCAAATTAAATCGTTATTTGGTGCTATTGAAGTTGCACGTACGAATAAAGGAACTGCAATTAATCAATTAGAACGTTATCGACAATTAGAAACGGAATACAAAGCATATGAATATTATCTAGAATCAGTTAACCGAAATGGTATTCCATATGAATTAGTTGCAAAAGCGATTCCTAAAATTGAATCTGAAATTAATAATGTACTCAATCAAATTGTTGAATTTAACATGGTATTGAATACTGATGGAAAAAATATTAACGAATATATTATTTACGATGAAGATAATTATTGGCCATTGGAATCGACATCTGGTATGGAACGATTTATTTCATCATTAGCAATTCGAATTGCACTTATCAATGTTTCGGCATTGCCTCGTCCTAATTTTATTGCAATAGATGAAGGTTGGGGTTCATTAGACGCAGAGCATATTTCATCAGTTGTAAACTTATTTGATTATTTTAGAATTAAATTTGATTTTTCAATCATCATATCACACGTAGATTCAATGCGAGATATGGTAGACAATTTAATTGAAGTAAATAAAACAAACGGATTCAGCAATATTAATCATGTTTGATATTTATAATAAAGTATCAAATTCATGAAACGCAAAGAAGCTGTATATAAAGGTTTACAATTTACTCCAGTTTATTTTGAAGATACGTCACTAACATCTCCTGATTATTTTCAAATATCCGAATTTCCTACTAGATTAACCGCCGGAAAGAATTTATTTAAATTGCGTGGAAATCCATTTAATTTAAAACTAGGTGGTATATTAGGAATTGAAATATTAGATTATAATGGCGATCCAATCTATCATGAAGTTGTAAATTACATTGATGAAGATAAATCTCGCGTAATTGCAATTTATATTTATGAAGATACGTCTCCAGGTGATTGCACTATAACATTGCTTTCAGAAGCAGTTACAATCAATAATACATTCGTACCTGCAGAATGGCAAAATAAACCTAATATACGTTGGACAAGATCAGTTTCTGTTAATCCAAATGTATCAAACGTTTCGGAAATTATTTTTGAAACTGAACCTGAATTAATTGTTGAAGAAATAATAGGAGTTCAATTAGATCGAACGTATGCTAATGGACAATTTCCAATTTTCACTACCGGACAAGTACGATATTATTTATATAACAATCAACCTGCAATAGAAATAACCGGAGGCACATTTACTTCAGATATGTCTACTGGTACTATAACAGTTGCAACCCCATCAAATCCTACTCCTACTCCTAATTACGTGGTAGCTACAACACCTTATGTATCTACAATTAAAAAGATTCTATCTCCAACTACGGCATTGTTAGACACAGATTAT